ATTTTACAAGCTTGTTGTACTGAACCATATTTTACACCATCAATAGTAATCTGTATTGAAAATGGATGATCCTCACCTTCTTTAAAGGCTGATTTATGTTTAATACCATGCCACATATGATCTTTACCTACTTTGTATTCTCTTTGACCTATTTTTTTTCTTGATTCTTCTGTGTGTTTTTTACCATAAAATGGATTTTTTTCACCAGAAAAATCGGCATGATTTTTATTTGGTTCACCAATTTCACCACCTAATGTTGAATTATAACCTAATTTGTATGTGTCATATTTATTAATGTAAAATATTTCCATTTCTAATGCTTTTGATTTATCATTACACTCAAAAAGTAACTCAATTATGAAATTATCTAAACCATATTTGAGTAAAGCCTTTGCGAATTTGTTATTTAACATAGAATTTTTTTTAGCGCACCTAAAGTGAGTACTCAATCTATGTTTCAAGGTATGTTTAGTAAACCCAATATAAAGTTTACCATTAGATTGTGAGGTTATTTTATAGACTTTATAATTATTTGTTTCCATAATACTCATTTAATAATTTCTCAATTAATTTTGATTTATTTATTAGACTATCTTCCATCTTTTTATTAATTTTTGGAGATACTGTTATTGAGAGTTTAACTTTTTTGTCTTTATCATCTATTTTATGTCTCATATATATATATAAATATACAGTAAATGTAAAAAATACTACTTTTTATAATATTTTTAATTAAAAAACCTATTTAAGGCACCAATATATTTATTATTATGGGAAAAATCATTATTACAGAAAACCAACTTAACCAACTAACAAAAAAACTTTTAAGTGAAGCTGTTGGTGTGCCTGAAAACATATTAGAAGAAGGAAAAAAACTATTTGAAATAGTTAAAGATCAATTAAAAAATATAACATCAATTGAAGGTCAATATGAAATTGAAGATATTGAAATAGATTTAAATATTTCTGATGTTAATTTTACACATTTAAATTTAATGGTTAAAGTAGATGAAATTGAAGATTATGATGGAGACGAAGCGTTAATCGCGTCAATGGGTGTTGGAAACGAATTTAATTTTGACGAAGGGATTATGATGCAAGTTAATGCTGAAACATCTACAATAGATTTATTTATACAATTTATTGTTTCTGAAAATTGGAATGAAAGTGATTTATATAATGCTTTTGTAAAAAATAAAACAGACAGTATATCTGTAATGTCTCATGAATTAATGCACAGATTTAGAAGAAGTAAAAAACCAAAAGGGTTAGCTGGTGAAACTGCAGATTACCAAGCATATTCATCATCAGGATTGAATTTTGGAATACCGGTTATGAGTGATTTTATGAGGTATAGTTACTTTATTCAAAATGAAGAAAACGTAGTAAGACCAACGGAAGTAGCATCAAGAATGATTGAGATGGGTATAACAAGAGAACAATTTTATAATTTTATAACTGAAGATCAAGTTTTTAAAGAATTAAAACAAATACAAAACTTTTCATTTGAATATCTAATTAATAGTTTACAAGAACAAATGGAAAGGGTAGATGTGTTACTTGAACATATTGGTGAAGAAACTGAAGGAAAATCTGAAGATGAAAAAATTAGAATGGTTTTAGAATTAGTTTATATTAATTTATCTAATGCAAAAATGGTTAATTTTGAAAGATACATACTGACAAGAAACGAAATGATGTTTTCACAATTAGGTCCATTTGCTCAATTAATGGGTGCTAAACAACCATCAGAAAACAAAGTAAAACTTCTAAAAAAATATCAGAACCACGTAACAAAATATGAAAATAGAGAAATAGAGTTTTTTAAAGATGAATGTGAAAGATTTAATTATGTTGCAACAAAACTTATGAAAAGAATATCAAAAGTTTATTCATTAATTCCGGATGAAAAAGAACAAACAAACGAATCTATATTAGATTGGGACCTACACCAGAAATTTATGGAAAAGAAATACGGTAAAAGACCAATAGAAACTTCCTACAAACACAAAAAATAATTTGTTTAATCAAATTTAATTTCTTAACTTTGTTATAACGGTTGGGTGTATATGTAGTTTTTTTATTTGGGAATGTCAAAACTTATTCGTACCTTTGTAAAAAAATTACATATACACCTTGTTATACACAGTACGGTTTATTAACTAAAAAATATAAATATGAAACTAATAATTAATAACAAAATCTTCATTGGGAGATACAACGAAAATGGTAGATTACAAATACAATTGGATGATGAAAATGATGTTAAATTTTTCAAAAACTGGCAAGATAAATGTAAAAATTCCAATAGTAAGACAGATTATGTAGATAATATAGAATTTCACAAAATAACTGAACGTGGATTTTTGAAAAATTGTTTTCCTTTACTAAGTATAAATGAAGATTTTGTTACACTCCACTATGATTTATATGATGTAGTATCGTAGTATTGTGTATAACGACACTCAGATATATTTAGTTTTTCTGAATTTTCAATATTTATATATAAAATAAAATTATGAGCAAAGAAATGAGAGAACACATTGACAACTTTAGGAACTTCCTTACAGAAAATTCAAAGAAAAAATTGAATATATCTGATGTTATACATAGTCAAATTAAAGACTTGGAAAAAGGTGATGAGATAATTATACGCAAACCATCACAAAAGGGGGAAGGTATAAATACACCAGTTATTTTTCTTAAATATAACAGATGGTGGGATTGGGTTATAGTAGAAAAAGATGGTAAAGAAATGAAAGTTAGCATATCACAAGACCCAACAGAAGATGTTATATTTATTGAAAAACTTTAATTTGATTGTGTATAACGTTTTGCAGGTTGCTTTAGTGGCGACCTTAACCGATAAACTTAAATAGAATTACAAATTTTAAATTACAGATAAAATGTCAAAAAAGAACGAAACTAAGCCATTGAAGCAACCTGCTGTTAGCGGTTCGTTGCTTGTGGAAATTAAAACATTACTGGAACAATACAGAGATGAACAAATGCCTAATTGGAATGAACCCTATCATTATGAAGCAGAGGGGTGGGCATCAATGAAATACTTTATTCAATGGTTGGAGCGTAGGAGCAATGACCGCTAACGTTTTGGGGCTATGAATATGTAAAACCCCTTTTTGTGCGGTGGGGAATAATTACTGCACGTAACTTAATACATAATAAAATGGAAAACAAATTTTTACAAAGTGTTGAAAGATACACTGACAATGAGCGAGGTACGACAGGCTACAAAGCTATTTATAGCAATGGTCTTGATTTTGAAACTTTATTATTTGCAATTAAAAACGGTGTGGATAACATAGATATCCCATCTATCGTAAAATCTGTAAAGACCATTGAGGAAATAGAAGCTATTGGTGCTGAATTACCTTAATGCGGTGTGCTGGCAGGGGTTTTATTATTTATAGCCCCTGTTAGCAAATCGTTTTAATGTTTGCTAACGGTTACAGATATATGTAGTTTTTCTTAATTTGAAACACAGAACTTAAATAAAATGGAAGAAGTAAATAAAAACACAAAACTTGATAATACAGATAAAAAATTACATATATCTGGTGTTATAGCGAGTTTTTTGTGTGGTGTTGGGGTTGAAAATGTTAATGTTGTTGATTTAGAAACAGCAAAGTATTTGAAGAAAATGGGGTTTAATAAACCAACACACTGGTATTGGCAAGATAAAACATTAACATTTGTTGAGAAAGGGTTGAAACGTGTAAAATACGGTAAAAGGCGAATGAACCACAATAAGTATGATGAATGGATATATTCAGCACCAACACAGGATGAAGTTGAGCGTTGGGTAAATTCGCTATAACTAGTATATATCAACACCCATTTAAAAACAACTGAAAAACAAGGTTTTAAAGATGAATAAGACAAATTATTATGAAATTTGTAATCAAAAATTGAAGTATTTAAACTACTCGGATAGGACAATAAAGTCCTATCTTTTTTATATAAAACAATTTTTGGATAATACCAAAATACCACCAACCAGATTAAAATCTAATGATTTCCAATCCTATTTAGATCAATATGATTTTACGTCAATATCACAACAAAACCAAGTTATAAATGCCATTAGGTTTTTATATAAATTTGGTTTAGAAAAAAAATACGATAAAGTAAGTTTTAAAAGACCAAAATCCGAAAAGAAATTACCAGTTGTTATTGATGGAGAATTTATAAAAGAACAATTATTAAAAATTGAAAATATAAAACATAAAACAATTCTTACTTTAACATATTCAGTTGGATTGAGAGTGTCAGAAGTGGTTAATCACCTTCATAATATCTGAAATCTGTATCATTTTTTATTTGACCAAGTAATTTTGCTTTTAATGTCCTAACTTTCATCCCAATTGAATCGGCAGCTTCTCTTTTACTTGGAAACACAATTCCAGACTTAATGTTAATTATAGGTCTTTTATTGTGAGCCACTCTACCTCTATTCGATTTACTTATTTTATCTTTTGTTTCTTTTGTGTGAGACTTCCCCAACATAGGTTTATGATGTGCGTGATTATCACTTATTTTTTGTTTAGTTTCTTTAGATAATTTTACACCTTTCCTATTTGTATTGTTTTTAGTGTGGTTATTTCCTAATTCCCAACCATCAGATAAAAACTCATCAATCAATTTAGAATCTAATACCTTTGTTTCGTCGTTTTTGTGAATCCATACTTTCCCATACATAGGATTCTTATTTCCATAAAGTAGACCTTTTTTGGATTTAGACATTTTAAGTTTAGATTCTTCTGACATTTTACTACTATCACCACCTTCCCTTAAATTCATCCCGCGTTCGGTATTTAACGAACCGTATAGTTCAATATAATACTTTTCTAATCTATTTAATTCCTCCCTACAGCACTCTTCTATAATAGTTAAGGTGTGGGATGACCAACCATATTTCAAAATAGAATTATATAAAAACCTTTGTTCTTCACAATCACCCCGTTTATATTGATTAGTGCGTCTTTTAATATCAATTGATTGTCCTATATAAATCCTATTAGTTGGGGATGTAATGATGTAAATTCCACATATTTTCTCTTTTCCCATAATCTTTTTATTATAAATATCAAGAATTATTCAAAAAGTAGGTGGACACAAAAATATTTTGTATATTTGGAATAATGATCCAAAAAATTGCGGGTCATACTAATGTTAAAACCACAGAAATCTACACCCACGTTTCAAATCAAATGTTAAGTAAAGTAAAATTACCAATTTAATATTTGTTTAATTAAATTTAATTTCCTACCTTTGTAAGGTGAAAAAACCTTGTAAAGAATGTCCCCACTTTATTCGTAATCGTCATAACGATATGATTGTTGATTTTGCCTATAGAACCGGCAAGAAACACAATTGTCATATGACAGAAGGAAAAAAAGATTTATGGAATGTTAAAGATAAAAAATTAGAATGTTATGGAAGTAAAACAGACAGCAGTAGAATGGTTATATGACCAAATAGAGAATGAAGGAAAATGTATCTATGAAGTATTTGAACAAGCCAAACAAATGGATAATGAGTTTTTAGAAAAACTTAAAGACTTTGATGTTTGGAAAGAATGGAAAAATTCTAGTACGAAAACAAAAGAAACTAAATTTGGAACTTATATGGAAACAGAAAGACCAACAAAACTAACCGGTGATAAAATCACAAGGTTTGTTGAAAGATTGAAAAAAATTGGTATTGACGTAAAACTATCAGGAAACTTTCCTTGGGTTTATATTGATGAAATCTGTGGTATAAGAGTAACAGAAAAATTTCTAGCAAACCACGGATTTACTTTGATATTTCTTCCTGGTAGAAATGATAGTCCAGTGTCTGAATTTACGGACATTACAGAGATATTCAAACTTATACGAAAGTATTCGAGAGAAGCTAGATTGATTCAAATGATGAAAGACGATGAAAAAGACGGATTATATGAAAAATAACAAATTATTCTTGGATGACGTGCGGTCACCAAAGGACGCAATTGGATTGGTTCCGGATAAACATAATAAGTTTTATTGGGAGAATGATTGGGATGTTGTAAGAAACTATGACGAGTTCGTACAATACCTAGAAGTAAATGGTGCTCCTGAGTTTGTATCATTTGATCACGACCTTGGTGATACTGCAATGGATGAATATTTTAGAAATGTTGCAACCAAAGGAACTTTGGATTACGACAACATCAAAGAAAAAACTGGTCTTGACTGTGCAAAATTCCTTGTTGAATACTGCGCGGACGAGAACCAACCATTACCGGAATATATTGTTCATTCGGCAAATCCGGTTGGAAAGAAAAACATTGAGTCATTTTTAGAAAATGCAAAAAAACATTTATCTTTGTAATATGAAACTAATTAAATTAACATCCCATAAAGACGATAGTTTCATTTACATCAATATTAATGAAATTGGACATTTTTACGAAGTAAAGGAAAGTCAAATGTGGCATCAAGGAGAACCAACAACAAAAAAACATACTGTGGTTGGTGTAACGACACATAATAACGGAGGTTTCAAAGTTAAAGAAACGCCAGAAGAAATACTTGAAAAAATTAGAATGATACGTAATGCTTCATCAACATACATAATACTATGAACTTAGATAAACTAACAATGGACGAACTTATTTCATTACGAAATAAAATTGAATATAAAATAAATTCTTATGAAGATGGTTATTTGTATATCTGTTCTGTCCGTCAGTTCGGTAGTGTATGGGAAGAAAGACCAAGTAGTTTATATGCTCTAAGAGAACTTTGTGATTCATATTACGGTGACAATGGTATTGTTGATGTATATACTAACAATCCAAATTTAGAATTTCCTGAAATGGGGTTTGAAAATTATGGTGACGTTATGTATATTAAATCCGAGGATGATTACAGAGAGTGGGTTAAATACAATAAAGAAAAAAACTTTGTTGAAGATGTAAACAAAAGAGTAAATGAGTGGGAAGAATGTAAAGATAAACCATTAAGATATAGGCCTATGTTTGCACCTATTTGGACAAAAGAGGAAGTTGACGAGATGACCAAAAAGTTTGAAAGTAAGACGTGGGACTTTACAGAACCAAGATCTATGAAGAAAAATTATTTTGAGGACGATGTTGAATAATTAAAAAATAATTTATACCTTTGTAATATGAAATATTTAGGAATTAGTTTGATTTATTTAGGGTTCTTTGGATTGATAGGAACCGCATTATTTGTTACGAAAGATGTGAATTGTCTGTTGGCGTTATTGTTAACACCAAGATTAAAAATGAATGACTGATGGAATTTGAAAATTTTGAAAGAGCTAAAAAACTTAATGAACAAATCGTTAGGTTAGAACATAGAAAACGTAAATTAGAAGAATCTATGAAATCTAATTGTTTATCTGTTACGGTTTTTTACACTGCGGGTCCGTTTTTAAGAGATGATGAAGTCAGATTACAAAATACGGACAATATTAAAGAAATGATTTTAAGGGAAATCCGAGACACCTCAATTGAGATAGAAAGTTTAAAAGAAGAATTTGAAAGTATATAAAAATGGAAAATTTAAATAGTGTTGCATATGTTGGTAAGATAGGTTCAGTATCTGAAATACCAAATGCCGATAATATAGAGTTAGTATTAGTTAATGGTTGGCAAGCAATAACCAAAAAAGGTGAATACCAGGTTGGTGATATGGTTGTTGTTTCTACTACTGACGCTGTAATACCAAAGAAACTTTCTGATGGATTGGGTGTTACAAATTATTTAAGAAAAGGACAAAGAGTAAGAACCGTAAAACTTCGTGGAGTTTACTCTGAATGTTTAATAATACCAATAGGTTTTGTTCCGGATAAATATAGATACGAAGGGGCAGATTGTATGGAACTACTTGAGATATTCAAATACGAACCACCAGTTAAAACCATAACTTTACAATCTGGAGGTAGAAAAATAAAATACCATCAAAATCCTAACTTCCACGTTTACTACAAATTTCCTAACCATAAGAATGTTCCGGATATGTTTAACGAAGAAGATGAAGTTGTTATAACTCGTAAACTTCACGGAACAAATGCCAGATTTGGGATTATAAGAAAGAAAAAACTTTCTTTATTGGACCGAGTTAAAATGTTCTTTGGAAATAAATGGGCAGGGTTTGATTACATAGTGGGTAGTCATAATGTTGAAAAGGGATCCGATTCACAAGGATTTTACGATACCAATGTTTGGGAAGAAATATCTATCAAATACGACATAAGAGAAAAATTATGGTCTCATGTAAAGGAAACTTATAATTACCTTGAAAATAGTTTTATAATATATGGTGAAATATATGGTGCCGGTATACAAAAAAACTATGATTATGGGTTAGAAGATATAAAATTTTCCGGATTTGATGTTGAAGTTGACGGTGAATATCAACCATACGATAAAGAAGTTGTTCATTTTGAATGTTTGGACTTACCACAAGTTGAACTATTATACAGAGGTAATTGGAATAAAGAAACCCAAGATAGTTTTGTATTTAATAATTTTATAGATGGAACCAAAGTTCCACACGAAGGTATAGTTGTTAAATCTGTTACTGGTGATCGTAAAAAAGTGTCAAAATGTATAAATCCGGATTATTTAATTTTTGGTGAAAAAAATAATGTTGGTGACTCCCATTGATGGAGTCACCTTTTTTTGTTACTTTTATAAAAAAATATAAATTATGAGTAGTATTAGAGTTTATGTGGATTTGGATAATGTCTATGATGAAATGGATAGACACGATAAAAAAACAATTGCCGAGTGGTTATACGAAGATGGTATTTTAGATACACACCCAAATCCAGAAATAAGAAAAATGGTTAGAGGTGACCAAGAATCAATCGTTGAAAAATATTTAAGAGATGATTTAATGAAAATTTGGAACTCATATTACCAACTAACTAATGAAGAAGAAGAAATTATTAAAAAAATAGCAAATAGATTATGATACAGCCAGCAAGAGAAATTATTTACGGTGTTTGTGATAAAACCGGAAATTGCGATTCATATTTTGGATTCTTCAAGAATGAAGAAGATGCAAAAAAAGAAGTTAAAATTCAAGCCGAAAGGTTGAAAAATGAACTTGGTATGATGGAAATTGAACTCAAAGGTGATAGGGCGGTAATACAACAAGACAGGGTAGAAACATTAATAATTGTAATACACCCATATGTCCTTAGATAAAGAAACAAAACCTTTGGGTTTAAAAATAACAAACTTTATTGTTTCAAACGTTGTTTGGTATTTAATTTTTTCTTTGATTTATTTGAATATGGATCCAAGAGAATGGTGGTTAATCCAATCTGTTTGGGGTAGAGCAGTATTAATTTTATTAGAACTTATAATATATGGAAGATCATTTTCAGAAGACAACAGAAAAAGTTGAGTTATACGTTAGATTAGCTAACGAAAGTGCTTATTACAATAAGTTAATCGTTAACCCATCAAAAATAGAGGATCCAAGGATTTTTAAGGATGAGGTCTTTGTTTTAATTGACGGTATAACCGTAGCAATAAAAAGAGAAGATTGGAATAAAATTGAACAATGGACTGGAAAAAAGAATTAAAAGAAACCTTAAAAAAAATTAATATGTGTGAGGATTATATTGAAGAAACCATTGAGTATGGTGATAACCAAATAAAAGAATCGGAAACAGATGAAACATCTTTAACTACAGATGAAATACTACATAGAAACCGCAAAATTATAGGTGAGTCAATAAATGAAGAAAAAAAAGAATTAGATATTCCTTGTTGTTGGAGTAATTTAAAAAATGATGAATATGCTCCGGCTTATGTAACAGTACCAAAAGTTCCTGCCGGTGTTTATGAAATTGGTTGGAACAATAATTTGGGAACACATACATTAAAAAAACAACCATTCAAAACTGATGAGTTATATCATTTACCATCACCTGAGATTACAGACATATTACAGGACATCGATAACTTTTGGAATAGGGTTGATAAATACAAACAATATAACTTTGTTCACAAAAGAGGTATTTTGATGTATGGGGAACCTGGATGTGGTAAGTCAGGTATTATACAATTAATATCGCAACAGTTGATTAAAAGGGATGGTATTGTAATAAATGTTAAAGATGAAGAAGATGTTGAAAGGTTCACATCATTTATTGGGACATTTAGAAAGGTAGAACCAAATAGACCACTTGTTGTTTTATTGGAAGACATTGATTCAATTGCCAGTGAAAACAGATACCAAACAGCAAGGTTATTAAATATTTTAGACGGAGTTAAACAAATTGAAGGTGTTGTTTATATTGCAACAACAAACTACCCTGAAAAACTACAGGAACGAATAACAAATAGACCTTCTCGTTTTGATAGAAGATATAAAGTCGAAGCACCAAACGAAGAAATCAGAAGAGCATACATCAAACATAAATTAAATAATGAAGATATTAAAAATATTGATATCGAAGAATGGGTTAGAAGAACCGATGGTATGTCACTTTCACACTTGAAAGAAGTTGTTATTTCAGTTATTGTTATGGGTAGAACATTTGAAGAAACCATTGGTAACTTGGAAGAATTGGCAGAAAAACCAAGAATTAAAGGATCTGGTAGTATGGGATTTGGAAAATAATTAGTATATTTGTAAAAAAAAAAGATATGGGAATAAGTCAAATTTTAATGTTAGCACTATTAAGTTTAAATCTATTAATGGGTGCACATTTTCACGGAAAAGAAAGAACGGGAAAATATAGTTTTTGGATTACAGCTCTAAGTGTTGCAATATATATGTCAATACTAATGACTGGTGGTTTTTTTAATTAAAACATAATGTCAAAACACAAAAAAGTAACTTGGGAATGTTTAAGTTGTAATAAACAACACGAATCATATTCTGATAGAAGATGGGATATGCAAGTTTGTGAGTGCGGGAAAAGCGGTTATGATTTAGAAGAATTTTATTCAAGAACTATGGGTGAAATAAAAATCATCAAGGAAGAAATATTTGAAAAATGAGATATCATGCAAACTTTTATACAAATAGGTTGGTAACCGAATGGTTAAAAAATGGTAAGATTATAATTGCTTGTGATCTTGATGATACAATTATTCCTTACAACGAAGAAATAAAAGACAACTGTAAAAAGATGGTTGATTTAATTTTGGAATGTCAAAAGGAAGGTATTATATTTTTAATCAACACGGCAAGAAGTGAGTCACAATTAGAAAAAGCAAAAGATCAAGTTGAAAACTTGGGTATTGAGGTCCACGGAGTTAATGAAATGCATACAGAATGGAATAGACCTTATGGATTAAACGGTAAGTTATATGCTAACATATTTTTAGATGATAGAGGTGGGTTTTGGGATGGTTATGAAACACTATCAAACGCACTTACAATAGTAAGAAAAGAAAGAAAAAATGAGAATGAATGATAATCATAGAACAGACCAAGAGTTTGAAAACTTTTTGAAAAACATTGGTGGCGTGACAATACAACACAAACCACATTTGGGACCGATAACAGAAAGAAGATATTTTGGTGTCAATAACGGATGGTTAGGAATTATTCAAAGACTATTTGATGTTTTAATTAGACTTGGTTGGGATAAACAATTCATCAACGTAAAAGAAAAGTTTGGTGGTATGAGTATTTTTATTGACAATATACCTGAAAACGGATTTAATTTTATTTTGGATTCAGAAAAAGAAACTTTTAAAGTTTGTGAGATTTGTGGAGAACCAGGTGAACAACATAAATTCAAAGGTTGGATACATACACTTTGCGAAGAACATAGAGACGAAAGACTTATGATTGAAGATGAAGGTAGAAAATATCTAATAAAAGAAAAAGAAAAGGTTAATAATGGTGATTTATATTACAACGCCCAAACACATAAGGTATTAAAATGTGAAGTAGATAACTTTTTTGATCCTTGGTCAGTTAAAGTTATTGAAATAATTAAAAATAATGATTGACAATTAAAATAGAATTATATATAATTACAAAACAAAAACAAAAGATATGACAATTAAACAAGCACTAAAACAAAAAAACAAATTAATCAAAAGTATTACTGAAAATACTAAGTTGATGCAACAATACAACTCAGTTGAAGTTGGTAATAAAAGACCATATAGTACAACAACATTATATGATAGAATATCACTTGATATGGATGAATTGGCGACTTTAAAAACTAAAATCCATATAGCAAACACGCCTGTGTTAAATAAGATTTTTGAAATGTCAGAAACGAAATCTTTAATCGCATCCCTTAAAAAAATGGATTGTACCGAAGGTAAATCAAATAGAGATAGATACCGTCTTGAAAGTGAAGTGGTTTTAACTTCAGAAATAGATTTAGTTGTAAGAAATGAAATGGTAAGAGTATTAGAAGAAAAAGTAGAAAAAATCCAAGATGAGTTGGATGTGTTTAACGCAACAACCACAATATAATATGATTTGAGGATAGTGTTAAAAAGTATTGCTTGTTCTATACAGAAAACTGAATAGTTGATAATTGATTGTGATTAAGTAATGTCCTAATTTTAACAGAAAATTCAAACACTCAAACGTCATTTTATTAAAACTTAAAACTCTTAAAATTTGAGCTTTTTTAATAACTTGAACCAAATCATATAAAACCCTCAGTAGAAATATTGGGGGTTTTTTGATTTTTAAAATATTTATTGTATATTTGTAAAATAATAATAGATAAAACATGACAACAAAACTTCCTTTTACTTTTAATTATACCAAAGAAATGTCAGAATCTTTTAATAGAGAATTTAAAGAATCTGGTAAATGTTCGGTTCAAAATCCTGACTTTTATGGTAAATGGAATATGGTTAAATTTGGTACTCCTGAATATGACGTTGCATTTAGTAAAAATAGGAAAAATAAATAAAGAAGTATTGGAAGAATCTTGTAATATTTTTTAATTAAAATATTTTTACTATATTTGTATTATGAAAATAATGTTTTTAGATTTTGATGGAGTTTTGGCTCTTTCTTCAGAATGGGGAGGACGATATAAGAAAAAAGGATTTGATTCAAATCCCGAAACTCCTATGGATATCCGAATGGATAACTTTAACGCAAAAGCAGTTAAAGTATTAAAAGAAATCATAGAAAAAACTGGTTGTGAATTAGTTATTTCATCTGATTGGAAACGACACGGAACTTTAGAACAACTAAAAGAAATGTTTATTACTCGTGGAATTAAACCACCAATAGATATTACACCATTTTATACTGATTTAGCAGTTAAACAACTATTACCAAAAGATTTTGTTTTACCGTATTTTGACAAAATAGAAATTGAACGACATATCGAAATTTTACATTGGTTAAAAGAACATCCTGAAGTTACACATTGGGTTGCTGTTGATGATCTTGATATGTCAAAAAAAGATGGTTGGGGACTTGAAAACTTTGTTCACTGCAAACGACCATATAATGAGGGTATTAAACAATCAGGTTTAAAAGAAAAAATATTAAAATTTTTGATTTGAGGTTTTTAAAAAAAATATTATTTTGGTTGTCATATAGATTACCAAAAAACAAAAGAAAAACTATTTGGGACTTATGATAAATATAAATAAATTATTTAGTAGAAATCCAGGACTTCTTGACAAACCGGAGGTTAAACAACTTGTTACATATATCCAAGACCTTGAAGGTGAAATCTTTGAGAAAAAAATTGAAGAAAATTATGACAAAGAACATATGTTAAAAGATATGTTGTCAGATATACTATTAAGTTGTAGAGAATACCAAGAAAACAAATTACTTCAAGGCCGTTATCCTGAACTATATGAAAAAGTAGATGCGGACACTTTAGTTAAAAACTTAATGACTTATATTTTAGACATGAATAGAAAAAATGATTTAAGAATATAAATAACAAAATGGAAAGATTTAAACTATTTTATAAAAATGAAGAATACTTTTTAACAAAAGATGAAGACGTTATTATTGGAGATACTGCAATTGTTACGGTAAATGATTTATTTCCTTCAGTTGTTGAATGCCAAAATGAAGATCAAATCAACATAATACAAAAACCATTAACAAAATCTACAAAAAGATACAAAGTGGTTGAAAGATTAAAAACTGATTCTTTTGATGAAAAAATAAATAAACTTTTACAAGAAAAAGAAGGTGCTGTTGTTGTTGAATACAATGACGGTGAAATTAAAATTGTGGAAGATTTATAAAACATATTTATATGTATGTCAATAAAAAATTCTGTTAAAAGTTACGTTAAAGAGTTTTATGAAATATCATATGACCCAAAACACAAACAAATAATACTTCACGATGAATTTGAAACATACAGTAAAAGAAACTACATAGATATTGGTAGGGTTGGTAGAAATAAAATTACTTTATGTTGGGGTAAAATAGAAGAGGTAACAGGAATACAATATCATCACAAAGAGTTTCAATCAGAATTATCAAATTTATTTTTTACTATTATCACTGAAAAAAAATCAAAAGAACTATTCAAGTTATTGGTTGAAGAAAATATACCAGTTAAATTAAGAATTAATGAGGTTTTAGAAGAATTTCCAATTCTAAATGATTAGAGTATTTATTTAGTATGAGAAGGCTAATACTATCAGAAGAAGAAACAAATGACATCAAATCACAACACGATGATATTGATAGAAAACTTATGAGTTTTTTATTAAGAAGATCTAAAGTTGAAAAAAGAAAATTTGGTAATGATGAGTTCTATGATAGTTTACTTGAAGTTACTGAATATCGTTTTGAAGGATTACCCGGTTATGGATTTAATTCTTTTGCTTCAAAAAAAGAAATGGAAAAAAAAATAATCGATATGTTATATGAAAATGATATATTAGATAATTGGACATATGATTTAGATCAACAAGATCCAAAAAGAGTTAAAACAATTAAAACAATAAGAAAGTTTTTAGATTTTATATTAGTAAAAAAATGATAAACAAGAATAAAAAACTATCAAATACATTAAAAAAAATGTATGAAGGTAAAGAGTACTCAACCTCATTTGAAGATGAGATTTATAGTTTTACTAATGACCAAATTGTTTATGAAGATTGGGATATAAGGTATTACTTAAAATTAAATCAAGTATTAGGTGAAGGGTTAGATGCTGTTGTTTCTTTTGATGTTATAATAACTGATATAATTTATGATGGTGATCGTAATAGATTAGATATATGGGCTGATACCGAATATGATGAATTTGCTTGGTTCATTAATAGAGTAAGAGATGATATATATGATAATATCTTAAATGATTTTCCTATTTCATTTTATTTTGATTTTTACACTGAAGAACAGTATAAAAATATGGATAATAAAACACAATAATTCAAAAATTACAGTTTGAAAATTGATATATTTATATAAATAATGAGAACTGTTTTACCAGAAAATTTAAGAAAGGAATTTAAAAGATTCTGTATGTATTTATCGGCCATTTCAGGGATGGAAAAAATGAATATTATGTATATAGAATATGATTTTGATTATATGGGTATTGAATGGGGTAGCTCACAAAAATACGTTTATTTAGGATCGGAAAAAATTGAAATACCACCAGGTCTTGATAAGTACCTTTCAGGCTTACTTGAAAATACAATAAGTGAAGAAACAATTTATGACAATTTACCACCAAATATTTCTGATGATTTTAAAGAACGAGGTACCATAGATGTTACATTATTTCCAGAAGAATTTAGAATGGAAATAGGTATTGATTACGACTACACAAAAGGAGAAACTAGTGTTGGTGGATATGATATTGATAATGTAATTGGAAGAATTTCACCAAAATTAATTAAAGAGTATATTGATAACGGAGACATTTTCACAGTTTACTTTAACGGCGGTGGAGATAATGGTAATGTAGAAGAAAATGGTTTAGTAAATAACGAATACGATAGAATACCTGATCCTGTACAAGGTTTAGTATATAATACATTAGATAGGTATTATGGTGCTTGGATAGAAGGTGCTGGTAGTACCGGTGAAATGGAGGTAGATTTTTCAAATTTAACAATAGATGTCGAATATACTGAATATGATACAGGTTATGAATATATAACATATGGAGAAATAACGATGTAATAAAAAATATGCTAAAAGAAGAAATAAATAGAATAAAACAAATGATGGGTATTACTTTAAATGAAAGTAAAAGAACATTTGGTTGTCAAAGGTTTAATAATGATGAAAAAAAACAAGAACTATGTTTAAAAATTTCTGATTTAAAATCTTGGTTACATAAAGACGATGGTTTAGGAATGAAGACCATTATTAATAATAAATTAAAAAGTTTAAATACTGAAACACCCGAAGAATTAAAAAATCAATATATCAAAGGAGTTGAATTATTAAATAGTATAGGTAAGATAACAAACGGACAAAAAGAATGGTTCATTAATAAAGTATTGGGAGAATCAAATTTAGTTTATATCAATAATGAATGGAGTTTTGTAAACAAACTAAATACTAATTATAGTGATTTAGCTGAACTACTAACTGATTTATTATTTATGGGAGGGGAAAGAGCTGAATCATTCATTAATAAAATTAATGAAAATCCAAAAGAAGGATTATTAAACATAAAAAATTATTTACCGGGATTAATTAACAAATATTTTGAAAACCCTGAAAAATTAATTGATTATACTGAAAATACAAAAATAACTTCCAGTTTTGGTGAAATGGCTGAACAAAAAGTTAAAGACAAATTAATTGAAAATGGTTTTACTGTCGATTACGAAGGAGGTAATGGTGATTTAATTGATATGGTTTATGGGACTGATTTAATAATGACACACCCTGATTATGGGACAAAAACAATCCAAGTTAAAAATACAGAATCTGCGTGGAACAAAAATGATGAATATAAATATGTTGATTGGGTAGTCATTTCAAAACCATTCACTATTTATGATAATAAAACTAGAAAGACTATTAATTTGTAATGAGTAGAGATGCGGCACAACATTTATTAGATGAATTTAATGAAGGAAATTGGGATGAGGTAGGTGCATACTTCAACGAGGACTTTGCCCTATTTATGGACTATTTAGGTAAATACGGTTTAGATGTTGAAATTGATTTTAATAATATTGATGACGAGTTTAAAAATAAATTACTATTAATCAAATTAGAAAAACATCCACAAGAAACACTAAAATATATTTGTGATAATTTAATTACAGACGTTTATCCAATGAAAGATGGGTATTATTTGTATTTAAAAGATAGAACAGAATTAGCTGATTTATTTAAAACATACAGTAGAGACACCTCACCATATGATGTTGCAAAGATGGTTTTAGGTGAAGATAGTTGGGAACCATATTGGGACACAACAGATGATGTTTATAGAGATGTTATAGATGAATTAAATGAAGAAAATTTACAACATTTAGGTAACTATATTTTAAAACATATTGGAAATCAAGATTTAAATATTGAAGACTACGAATCTGATTTTTTTGATGAATTAACAGAAACTCAAAATAGGGAAGGTTTTTTTAGAATCACAGAAAACGATGTTATGGGTCTTATAAAAGATGAATCAGCAATGAATGAACTTTTAAATGGTGATTTAGAAGAATTAAAAAGTGAACTTGATTCATTACATAATAGTTCATATAACAGTGCATATGAAGAAGAAATATATACCGATGTTTGGAATGAATTAGAAACTTATTTTGTTCCAAAATCTTGGGAATATGAAGAAAAAGAAAGATATGATGGAAAAAAAATAAGTCATGAATATCTTAAAATAAGAGATTTTTATAGTGATATATATGATTTTTTATCTAATAACGAATGGCCTTCTTGGAGTGATGGATATTTAGGGTATAATAGTAGTTATTGTGGGCTTATTAGAAATATGATGGATAACGAAGAAAAAGAATGGTTATCATTTAGAATACCTGAATACCCAGATTGGAGTCTGATAAAAAAAGCAATTAATGAAATGCTTACAAGTTATATATGAAAATATTAATCACACAAGAACAACTTAATTTATTAAATGAAACCAAAAAAGAAAAGGTTTCTTGCTCAAAGTGCGAACATTCTTGGGAGGTAGAAAAAAATGATGAACATCCACATTTATGTCATATGTGTGGATATGATTCAAAATCAAAAAAACATAACTACGAAGAATTAGAAAACTTTTGGAAAAACCACAAAAAAGAAGAAGTTACTGAAAAATGGTCAGAAAAATATAAAAAAAGTATTGACTGTAATTCACCAAAAGGGTTTAGTCAGAGAGCTCACTGCCAAGGAAGAAAGAAACATTTAAAAGAATCTAAATTGATTCATGGTTACGATTTAGATAAAATAAAAAAAGCGTTAAAAATACTTTCACAAATATCAGATTCTTTTGGTGAGTATATTCCTTTAAATTTTAAGTTATATGGTTATGAAGTAAAAGGGACTGGTGGTATGAAAATTATGGTTTTATATATTGATGTTGATAGTGAAGATGGTGTTTATGATACGATGAGTAGGGTATGGTATGAAATATCACAGCAATTATTAGAAATATTTCAAATGATGGGAATTAGGGATGAAATAATTATGTATCCACTTTATGATTTTAAATTTAATAAAAGACCATTAGAAAATATCACAATTATTTGATTATTCAAAATAACTTTTATACATTTGTACTATTAATCATTTAAAATAAACATTAAAAAAATTATGGGAACAAAATCAGGTAACAAAGGAAGGTACATTTGTAAAGTAGGTTTTTATGATATCTACGCTAAGGATACTTATAAACCAAAAAAAGAAAGTAAGTATAAGTTTGCTAAGGCGGACGTAAAATCAACGGTTTATAATGTGTTACACGCAAAAAAATTGGTTAAAGGTAATTTAAATACCAAAAATGAAGCAGTAAATGAGGCTATTACGTTACTTGGTAATAAAGCATCCATTTACGGACTTTAAAACATAAATAACATTTATAAATAAGTCAGGGCAAATAGTCCTGACTTTTTTGTTTTAATTTGTATTTATTAATATGGAGTTTAAAAAACAAGATTTATTAGTGAAAGAAAAAAATTCAGAAGATGGTATTGTAAAAAAAGTATTAGATAAATTAGGAAAAATAAAAGATAGAGCAACTTCTGAAGTTAAAGAAACAAGAGCATTAATAAAAATATTAACTCACGCAGTAAAATCATATTCTAAAAATAGAGAGTTTGATCTAAATGATGATGATAGAAAATTTATAAAAGGACAATCTGTAGATGTTATAAGATCTTTAATTCTTACGATTGTTGCAATCATACCATTACCAATCCCATTAACACCTTTTTTAATTATTTTTGGAAATAAAATAGGAGTAGATTTAACACCAAAAGAACATGAAATACCAGATAAAGGAAAACCAAACAATTTAAAAGAATCTAAACTGAATATTATACTAACAGAAAAACAATTAAAATTTATAAATGAAATAACAAAAAAAAATATAAATATTATTGATAAACTTTGTAAAAATCAAAAAGAAAATAAACCTTTTTGTCAATTAAAAGAATTACAACAAAAATTAGATAATGACACTCGTGTTGATTTAGAAGTGTCAATAGAAGTCTTAAATGATTATTTCAGATATAAAAACGTTGGGATGTTTCCTGAAATTGTAAAATTGGCATTACAAGATGAAGGTAGAACCGTCACTTATTTAAAATTAATTTCTGACTTTATTGAAGATGATTCATTTGATAATTCAAAAACAAAAAAAATATTAAATAAACAAAGAAACACTAAAGAAATTCCTAAAGATATTGAAGAATTATTAAAACAAGCAAGAGCTGCAGAACATCAAAAATATGAAGAAAAATTTGTTGGTGATTATTTTGATAAAAAGGCGACATTTTTAAGACTTAACTATAATTGTGGTGATGATGCAAAAGATACTCTTTTTACAATATTAACAAAAGTTAAATCAGAAGAACACACACTTGATCTTGTTTTTGAAAAAATAACAAATTGTATTCAAAAATCTTTAACTCAAGGAACCTATTATTTAAAAGCCGATTTAGTTTCAAAACAAGATTTAAAATATAGTGGAGAAACCATATTTCCTTCGGGGACACATTTTGAAGTTAAAAAGATGGATCCATTTATTGATAGTTATTTATCTGAATTTTTTTCCATATTTAAACAAACTGAGTTAATGTCATATAAAGAAGAATATGTTTCATTATATAATGAATTAATTGATAGAATATTTGATTGGTTATTAAATAACCCAGATGCTAATGAATATTTAGAAAAAGTTAAATCACAAATGGGGGGTATTATTTATGAATATGACACAATAGTACCAACTGAATATATTGATTTATACTGGTCAAATAAAGGACAGAGAGGGTGTGATGAAAAAAGATTATCAATTAGATTTAAAATTAAAGATGGAGTTGATAAAATAAAAACATATAAATTTAAAAATAATGATGAACTTGAGCCTGTTATTAAATCGGTCCCTGTAAATCAAAAAGAAAAAGTTATTTGCAAATGAAAATATTAATAACAAAAAACCAACTTAATTTATTAAAAGAAAGTTTGGTTAATGATGAAGAACTAAGAAACACAATTAAAAGTTTTGAATCGACAGTTGTTGATAAAAATGGTAACCACTATGTTTTTGACGATAAGGATCCAAAATCACCAAAAACTTTTGTCAAATCACCTAAAGATAAAAAAGGTGGAACACTAACTATAGGTTGGGGACACACTGGTGATCTTGCTAAAATAGGAAAAAAAATATCAAACTCAGATGCTGAAAGATTATTAAGTCAGGATATTAAAAAAGAAGAAGAAAAAACAAAAAAGTTGTTTCCAAAATACAATACATATCCTGATTATGTTCAAAGAGCTTTGGTTAATGCTGTTTATAGAGGAGAAGCCAAAAGTTCTTATGAGTGGGTTAAAGAAATTAATAATGATAATTGGGAAACTGCATCAAAAAAATACTTACAAGGTTGGAATGTGGATTTTTCAAAGGCCGATGATCCAAGATATCAAGGAGGTGTTGCTGATAGAATGAAAACAAACCAAAGAGCGTTTTTAAAATACGCAAAAGAAAGAAAAAATAAAACAATTCAAAAACCAAAAACCACACAATCGGTAGAAAAACAAACAACAAATAAAGATGAAAGAAAACTTGATTTATCCGACCCAAATGGGTTAAAAAAATACATATACGGTAGAAAATATTACGTAACAAAAATAAGAGATAATGATTTTGTTAATATCAGAAATACGCCAGAAGTTAATAATGGTTTAATAGATAATAAAATTGGAATGGTTAAATATCCAAATCCTGTTGGTATTGTAAAAGACGTAAAAACTGTTGGTTTTGATACTTGGTTATATATGAAATTGGACCCAAGTGTTGATGCTGAAGATGATTACGGATGGGTTAATTATAAATACGTTAGTAAAGTACAACAATGAAAATAATAATAACAGAAGACCAATATAGGTTACTAAAAGAAACCAATATGACCGAAGATAATTTATATCGGTTTTTATATTCATTATGGGATAGACAAAAAAAGATGGGAGAGTTACCTCATCTTGATGACGTAATATATGATGTTACTGGTATTACAAAAGGTAGTGAAGAAGATAACCAAACAATACGACCAATATGGTTTGAATATAATGGAGGTTATAATAATTTACTTGAAAAATTAAAAGAAGAGTTATTAGATAAAGAATTAAGTTTTGAAGGTGACCAAAATTTAAAACTAAAATTTATGGTGGACGATATAGAATCATACAATGATGTAAGATGGGTTATTACCTGCCAATTGTTAGATGGTACAGTTGATGGTTATAAGTATGATTATGTAAGTGGTGAGATGGTAACGGCACCAAACATGTATATTGGTGATCAGTATGCTGAATTGGAATATGATACACAAGATTTTGATTATTTTTTAAAAGAAGAAATAAGAAATTTTTTGAACCCTATAATGGAAAGGTATGGGATACCTTATTATGTTGAAATAAATTAGTAATGAAAATAATAATAACTGAAGACCAATTAAAATTAACGGTATTCCAAATGGCTGTTGATAATGCTTGGCAAGATTTCAAAGACGAATGCAACGAAAAAAACTTTGGATGGGATTATTGTGATGATACTGAATTTGTTACAAGAATTGAAGTTGTAACCGCATATAAAACAGAACCATATGCCGTTAAAGGGATGGAAGTTGTTGAACTTGGTATTATATTTTATATTGATACAGTTTTTGATTCAATTGATGTCGGTGAATATTTTTGGGAATTAGAAAAATACCTTGAACCATATTTAGGTAAAGGTAATTTCAAATTAAAACTACTTAATGTGATAAACGAAAACCCAAGAGCTAATTGGTAATGAAAATAATAATAACAGAAAGTCAGTATAAAATGTTGTTGGAGTCAAATACAGATTCCATGCAAAGTCTTATTGACATGGCTTTTGATCAGGTAAAAGAAAATTGTGAAGGTGGATATTATATTAGATCACATCAAAATCTTATTTGTGACTCTGTAGATATGATTGAAGAAATTAAAGTAGTTGACGTATCAAAAGTAACATCTATGGACTATTTTGAAAAAAATAAAATGGATATTGTATACATAAAAGTTAATTGTTACATTGATTCAATGCGTGAATATAATAATTTAGATAATTTTATTTATGAACTACAAGAAGAAGTAAGAAATATAATTGGTGGTAGATTCATTTTTTTAAAAAAAGGAAATATAATTAATAAAAGAAAAGATTTTAATTGGTAATGAAAATAATAATTACAGAAGATCAATTTAATAAGTTACAAGATAGTGACAAGGAATTTAACAAGACAAAAAAACTTGTTAATTCTATGTTTGATCAAGGTTATGATGTTGATGACATACTTAAAATTACTGGTTTAGATAAAGGGGCGGTTATTGTTTTACTTTATGACCGTGAAGTTATAAATGATGAGATAGAGGACTGCCAAAATAAGCACGATTATTTATATGGGTTACTTTGGGATAGTGGTTTAATAGAAAAGGTATATTCTTATGAAGACGAAACAGTTGTTACAATTAACAAAGACACTTGGACTGGAAGTCTTGATTTTGGATATGTATCTGAAGGTTATAAAATGAATGGTATGGCAACTTTAATGTGGAATGCAGAACCAAAATTACCCGTAGATATTACTACTTTTTATGATATTGATAGAACTGAATATGATGTTGATGCTTCGGAATATTCAAGTGTTGATTTAAGAACTGATGATAAATTCAATAATATTAAAACATTTAGACAGCTGGTTGATTATTTTAATAATGATTATTATATTATGTTAAAAGAAGAATTGGATCCTTTATTAAAAAGATGTATTAATTACTATTTATAGTCATGAAAACATTTAGACAGAATTTACATATTTGGTTAGAAGAACAAAAAAACACATCTAATAATGATGAGGTAATAGAAATGTTAACTAATGTTCAAAAACACATTAAAAATGTTGAAAAAGAAGAAGAACGATTAGTTAATACCGCATATGAAAATGGGTATTATGATTGTGAATTAAAAAAAGGTTATAGACACGGATATTATAAAAATACATATAAAGTCCATGACTATATAAAAGGTTTATTAAATTAAAATGGAAATAACAGCAAAAGAATTACAAGAAAAAATTCAAAATGGGGATAAACTAATCGTAGATTTCTTAGCAAATTGGTGCGGCCCGTGCTTAATGATGAAACCAACCTTTGAAAAGGTTGCAACTACAAACGATACTGATGTTCAAATGTATACGATGGATATTGAAGAAAATAAAGATTATGTAATGTCATTAGGTATTAAAAGTATACCAACAATAAAAACATTTAATAATAAAGAATTGGTTGAAACTAAGGTTGGAGTATTAAACGAAAATCAAATTAAAAATTTGGTTGAAAACCTTTTATTAAATTAAAATTAAAAAACTTATTGGTATTAATTTTTTTGTATATTTGCGTTCAATAATAAAGTTGTAATGATATGGAAACACAAAAAAAATTGGTTAAAGTTGAACTAACCATCCAAGATATTTGGATGGCAACAAGACCTATAATACAAAAAAGTAAAAATGTTTATTCAAGAAAAGATAAACATAAGAAAAAGTTTGGATATTAACTGTTACAATATATAACTTTACCTTTTTTTATGTATCTATAAATAGATGTGTGTGATATCCCTATATCTTCCGCACATTCCTTTATTGATGGATAAATTTTACCTGTATTTACATCCATTACTTTTTTTGCGTTAGGGCTTTTACCCCCTTTATTATCCCTTAAAAGTGCCGACCTTCTTATTTTTTCAACAACCTCTGGATTTTTAGCGGGGTTATTAATTAGGTTTCTTAATCTAAGATCCTCTCTAGGTTTGTTTTTTCTTGGATGGTTTTCAGTACCATTAACCCACAATAATTTTTGAGAATCACTCACTTTTTTTTTCGTTTCAATATTCTTCATTGGGTTATTTTCTTTTATTCTAATACTTTGTTTTAATTTGTTATACGGACTTTTCATAGGATTTTTATCTGATAACATTTTATTTTTTTGTGTTAATCTAGAATGATCCGAAACGATTAATCTTTTGGATCCTTCGCCACCATCAGTATAGTTTACTAAAGTCCCCTCATTTAAATTCAACCTACCATATTTTTTTATATAAAATATTTCAGACAAAATTGATTCTTCCCAAGATAAGTTATCCTCAATAATCTCAACAGACCAAGATGTTTTTTTTGTTATTCTTAACCATTGAATGTTATGGGTATGTTTTGCAAATGCCCTACTATACGTATTGGTATCACATTTACCACTAACTTTCTTACTAACAGTCCCCCTACCGACATAAAACACTTCATTAGTATCTAATCTTCTATGTAAATAAACATAACATCTCATACATATAAATATATGGGTTTGGTATAAACAACCCATAAATTATTTTTTTTATTAGCTTTTGGATATTAAAAATAAATTATTATCTTTGTTAAACATTTAAAACAATAAAGATATGCTATACACACCAGAATTAATTAAGACAATTGCCCCATCAGTTTTTGCGACCCAACCATCAGAAAAACTTTCAGATAAGTATGTGTTTGTACCAACAGACCAAATTATTGAATTTTTTTTAAAAGAGGGTTGGAAAATTTCTGAGGTTAAACAGAATGGAAAAGGGGTTTACGGAGTACACCAAATTAAATTTCGTAACGGAGAACTCCCAAAAGTAGGTGATACTTTATTTGAAGCGGTTGTAGGAAATTCACATAACGGAATGTCGGCCTTATCTGTATCTGCCGGGTTATTTAGATTATGTTGTTCTAATGGACTTACAGTACCAACATCAACAGCAGAGTCTTTCAAGGTTAAACACCAAAGGTTTGAACTTGATGACGTTAAAAGACTTACTGAGTCTTTTGCATCTAAATTACCTAAAATTGAGATGTCAGTAAATCGTATGATGCAGAAGGAACTATCTACAGATGAGAAGATTGATTTTTTATGTAAATCATCTGAGGTGAGATTTGGTCAAAACAAAGTATTAACAGATTTAGAAATGGTTGGTCTATTAGCACCAAACAGAAAAGAAGACGAGGGGGACGATTTGTGGAGAGTATTAAATGTAGTACAGGAGAAGTTTGTCAGAGGAGGGGTGGAAATGACATCACCAAAAGGACGTAGAACTAAACTTAGAGGACTACAAAATATAATGGCCATGAACAAAGTAAATACAAAACTTTGGGAGTTGGCTGAAGAAATGATCTAAAAAGAAAAAGGAAGTGAAAACTTCCTTTTTTTATTTCATATTCTTTAAAACCATTTCTAAAGAGTAGATAGACTCCTTATCTTGTTTGGTCTTAACTTTCTTATTTTTAAGATAGTTTAATGAGTCAAGGATCTCATCTTTTTTAGATTTTGTGTTTTGAACTGACACAACAGGCGTGGAGTTATCGACATAAATAACTTCCTTTTGATTTGGATAAAGGGTGTTATAAACATCAATCGCAGTTTTTGCGTGACGAGTGGTCATACGAATAACGAGATATTTGAGTAGTTCTTTCATATAACAAAGATACAAAAATCTTTGTTATTTACCTAACTCCTCATAGTATTTTTGAAGTAATAAATTATTATTTTCAATCAATCTTAAAGTTTTTAAAATGCTTTTTCTTGATTTGCCTTTTTTACCTTCTTTTCTTGCTTTAGCCATTTTTTATTTATTTACCAATAAATACTTTTAAAGTAATATTTATAATATTATATGAGAAATATCATTAGAAAAATATTAAAAGAAGAGATTGAAAATCTTGACCAAGTTAAAAAAGGTATTGACATTGCTGTTAAAATATTAAAACAAACATATCCATATATTGATGGATGGCGGTTTGATAATAATTGGAATGGAAAATATATTATTAATATTGTTA